CACCATCAATCTGGCGGTGGTGCTGTGCAGCCCAATCAGCCGGTCCAACACGTTGGCGATCATCCAGTACTTCTGAGCGGGGAGGGCGATCCACCGCTCGCCTTCGTGGGTGAACGTGGCGCGCTCCCCCAAGGGCAGCCCGTCGTCGAATGTGACCTTCTTGGTGAGCGTCCGAGTTTCGGTCACGAAACTTCACCCCGTGAACTTTCAGGGACGAACGTGGGTCCAAGCGCTCTGCGAGCAGGCGGGTCGTACAGGTAGTTGATTACCCGCGAGTAGGCGTCCGCCGAACGGCCCAGGCGCCCGAGCATGATGTTGCACGGTCCACACGCCAGACCGAATACCTCGCCGGTCTGATGGTCGTGTTCCACCGCCAGGCGGCGAACCTTGCCGGTGGCGACCCGACAGATTGCACAGCGACCCGCCTGAGCCTCATAGAGCGCCCAGTAGTCCTCCTGGGATATTCCGTACGTCTTTTCCACCGTTCGACCGTGAGCGTTGAATCTAGCCCGCTTCTTATGGGCGCGAGTATGGGTGGCGCAGCGGGGCTTGCGAGTGCCCGACTCAATTGGCCGGTTTGTTGTAATTCCCTCCGCGAGGCAGTCCACGCAACGGACGGTCACCTCCGCCACCAGACCACCGCGAGTTCGTCGGCAAGGTCGGAATCACAATCCTCATCCGCGTCCAGGGTTGAGTCTTCGTCGTCGTACCCGTTGAAGTCGGGATGCTCCGGGTGGCCCACTGGAACCGGCTGCGGCCGGCATCGAATCAGTGGCAGCTTGTCGAGGTCACTCATTGTCGTCCCTTTCGATGTTTGCTAGGGCGGGGGGACAGTGGGGGACATTTTGTCCTCCGTGCCCGGGGTCCCCCCCTAGCGACCTGGGCATACCCTTATCTCTTATTATATTATTATTTTATATTCAATCATAAAGAGACACTGACCAGCGGGTATGGAAAAGCAGGGGGGGGGTAGGAGGAAAAAAGGGGGAAATATGTCCTCCTTTGCTGGATTTGTTAACCTCCCGTTCACTTTCGCGGTGCTCACAGGGACTCCACCAACCCTTGCGGAGCCTCAGCGGAAGCAGCCCCGGCACCCTCCGCGACCCACTTGCCGTCTTCCAGATAGATCAGCCCCCAGCCCTGCGCGATGGTCAGCGCGTCCGTTAACCGGGCACGGTCACGGCTCGCCATCGACTTACGCAGTGCGCCCTGAGTCTGCCGACCGCCGTTCCTGAGCCGCTTGGTGATCCACCGTGCCAGCCGTTCGACGTGATCTTCGCGGGCATTAGTCTCAGTGATCCGCTGTTCGTCGGAGGCCAGTCCGCGCTGGCGACCAACCTCGCGGGAATCGGCTTCCTTACCCCTGAGGTACGCCTGAGTGGCTTTGATCCGCATCCATGTCGATACGTCACTGGCGATCCCAGCCAGCCGCCAATCCTCGCTGTCAATATCGGTGCGTCCATTCAGGCACGCCAACGCGAACGCGAACTTCTCCCGAGCGAACAGCCGGTGCGACTCCATGCCGTCGCTGTCCTCTGCGTCGCCCTCGCCATTCATCGACCGAACCCTGGCCGCGATGATTTCGTCGCGGGCTTCGCGGGGGATCGTCACCGGACCCGTCCGCGACAGATCGCTCGACGACAGCATGGGCACCGACTGGAATCCACCCAGTGAATCCCCCGGCCATTCGGGACGGTCAGCGGTGATGCGGCGGTCCCTGCCCGGAAACCACATGAACCTCTGCGGGGTGCCGCCGCCCGAATCGTCCAGCAGAACCCCGGCCCGGAGCGGTTGAACCGCCGCGATAACGGTCATTCGGTAGCTTTGCGCCCTCACGACTTCGCCAGCGCGCCCCCGGTAGGAGAAACCCAAGGCTTCGCCGGAAAAGCCCTGACGAAGAATCGACATGGTGGTCTGACCATTGCGCCCTGTCATTGCGCCCAGCGAGTCGACTTCTTCGATGTTGAACATCACCGCTGCGATCGACTGGTCCTCGCCGTCACCGCTGTTGGCCCGGTTGAATCTCTCAATCATTCCTTCACCCGAACCGATTCCCGCCGACTGGATATCGCCGGGAATCAGTATTCTGGCGACCTCCATGGCGGCCCCCTTGCCGCCTCCTGACTTGGCGGCGATCACCCCGAACCAGTTGAGCGACCCAACACCGCCAATGACCGGAGGTAGGACGATGGCCGGGGGAATCATGGACAGAATCCGTGCCACTGAGCAGGCCAGTACAGCCCACGGCGACGTTAAACGGCTCAGTGATGCGGTGTAAACCAGTTCAAGCTCCGGTCTTGACGTCCAGAAGTCCTGTTCCAGCCCCTCCAATGTGACAAGACGTGTCGGACCCTCAGTGTTAGGATCATCAGACCCGCCGCTCGACTCCCCCGACTCCGGCCGCGGTGGCACGACCCCGCTGCTTGGCCCAGAGTTGGCGATTGGGGCAGCGGGGTCGTCGCCGGGGGATTCGTCAGAACCGACACCCAGCAGGTTGCGCATCCAGTCTGTGATTCCCGGCTGTGCCAGTTCTCGCGCCATGTTTGCGTTACTGACCATGCGGTTGAATTCGAGAGTGGCTTCTTCTTCGGAGCGGGTGCCGTCAACCTTCACCACGGCAACAAACACTTGACGTAGCTGCTTGAGCGCGTAGTCCACGCCGGAAAGATCGCTCATCCCCAACCGGGCAAGGGCCATGACGTGCCGCAAACAGGTGTCATGACGGGATGTGCCGGGCATATTCAACTCTTTAATGCCCTGAACGAGCCTGTCCTGCACTGCCGGCGCGGGTGATCCGGTGGTGAGCGCCTTCCGAATATCAACCCCGTCAGGGTTGGAGACCAGGGTCCTTCGGGTAATCCGCAAGCCCTGAATCCACGCCTCTGGAAGCTGTGGCACTTCTTCCAGCGCCGGGATGCCGACCAGTTGCCACTCGCTGTTGGTCCACCAGTACGAGCGACCTTCCGGGTGCAGCGACGGCCAGACCACGGCATAGCGGTGGTGCCGCTGAATGACCTCAATGTCTCCTATCGCCAATTCGGTGAACGCAATGGACTCGTTGAGTAGCACGCCTTCGGGACTGCGGAACAGCCGGATTCCGGACGCTCCATCCTCACGGCTGGTGGAGATGAAAGTCGGCGGCAGCGGACCCCACCGTCTTTCGGCCTCGGCGAGGGCGGCAGCACCGGTCTTGGCACCATAGGCATCTACGTCGATGCCGATCATGCCCATAGGAAGCCTCAGTGCCAGGTTTCCGTCAGGGAAATCCTCTGACCAGGCGGTAATGTCGGCAAATGACGGGTCTGGCCCATCAAATCCGGTGTAGCCCTTCGGCGGCGGGTACTTCTTTCCCACCGGCAGCGGAAGCAGCCCGCGCCAACCCTTCTCCCAATACACCTGGGCCGACTTGGAGTAGCCCATACTGCCGCTCCCAGGTGCCGTCATACCTCCCCCCTGGCGGCTGCGTCGTACAAACCAGCCTCATGCGCCAGGGCAATTTCACAGTCCAGTTCTCGCGTACTCAACACCACATATCCCCCTTCGTGGAGCGCGTCGACAACAGCTTTCCCAACTTCGGATCGCTGGCCGTGGGGGGAGTTTAGCCAGTGCATCATTGCTCTGGTCACGCAATCTTTCGCGCTCACTACGTTCTCTTTCTCTCAAGCAGCTAGTGGGGAGTTTAGGTTCCGAAAAAGCCCGACTTCGCTTTCACGAAGCCGGGCCTTCTCAGGGGCTGTCCGGTTTCCGGACAGATCAGAACGGAGGCGTGTCGTTCATGGATTCCGCTACCGACTTCTTGGTTGCGGCGTCCATTCCTGCCCATGCCGCCGCGCTGATGCCCGACGGCTTCTTCGGTTCCTTCGCCGCGGCCTTCTCGGGCGTTGCGAAGTGCTGCGCCGCAGCCGACGGCGGGGCCTCGTAGGTGGCATCGAACTTCTTCACCCCGGAAAGCCCCGGCGCGCTCGGTGCCTCCTGGTGAGTGAAGGTGACCGTCAGCTTGCCGCCGATCTTCGGTTCCTTCTCACCGGCTTTGCGGAGTGCATCGCCCACCGAACCCTTCATCCAGCCCCTGACGTACAAGGTGCGGGAGCCATCGTCGTGTTCGATCCCCTGGTCGCGCAGATCGGTGGAGAGGTCGATCCGAACCTGCATCTTGGGCCTGCCATTCTTGTCGAACGCCAAGGCTTGAGTCGCGGGGTCGGTCTGCTGTTCCGGAGGGTGAATCGCCGTGATGAAGCCGGTGACGGAATCGCCGGGATTGGGGAAGCTGATCCCCTTGCCGCTGGTGGCCCCGAAGAATCCTGCAACATCGTTGGTTGAAGCTGTCATGATATTCAATCTCCTGTTTCCTGTTGTGGTTGCGGCAGTTAGACCCCGCTGCCGCGCCGGGGGGCTTATTCCTCGCCGTCACACTCCGTGTGGCCTTGAGGTTTGGGGCGCCACCAGGGGCACCAGGTGCAATCGTGCGGTGACTTGTCAATCCAGCCGAACCGCTCTGGCTTGTTCTCGACGTCAAGATCGTTGATGAGGCTCAGCACCAATTCCCGCCTCCGCAGCGCCTCGTCGGCCACGGCGGGATCGTAATCGGCGCGCCAGACATGCATCGACCCCAGCGTTGCGCCTCGCGGGATGATGGCGATGGCAACCTGCTTGACAGACTGGCCCATGTTCTCGAATCCCCGGGCATAGAGATGCACCTGGGTCCGGTAGATGGGGCCGGGATCTTTCTTGTACTTGGCGAACCTGGTCGATCCGATGACCTTCCAGTCGATCACCGTTTCGGTGTCGAGGTCGAACAGGTCGCAGGAGCCGGTCAGCCCCGGCGCGACGGTCAGTCGGGTTTCGGTCAGCCACCGCTCGCGGCCAGCGACCAGGTTCGCATTGCTCGCGGCCGACTCTAGCCAGGTGTGCATCGCCGTGCCGATGATCGACGGTAGGGGATCGAACTGTGGGTTGATTTCGGGAGCTTCCATAATCCCCAGTGCCATCTTTCTCATGCAGGGATGGGAAATATCGGAAGGACCCAGTTCGCGCTGCTGGTGCCGCGGGGTGGCGACATAGCGCAAACGAATCATGTTCAGTAGTTCGTCCCGAAACGGATCGGTCTTGTGTTCGGGATTCCCGTCGGAAAAGAATTCCTCAGTGTTCATTCAGGAATCTCAAAACGACGAACCTCAGTGACGGTCTTGCAGGTTTCGTAGACTTCTGGGTAGCTGGCTCGGAGAACCTTCTGGTCGAGTGCATGGCGTTTGTGATACTTCCAGGTCACTACGACATTTCCGTCGAGTTCTCCTTCGGTGTCATCGCCGAGTGCTTCTTCCAGTGCTGGTCGCGCCCGGTCCTCTAGCTCTTTAAGCTCTGCTTTACGCTCTTTGACGTAACGCAATGCCTCGACGGCCCAACGCACATTCTCCATGTCTTTCATAGAGGAAAAAGTACTCAATGTCACAAAGAATGTCAATACCCAAATGACAACTTGTAAATAGACCTTGCGGTCTATTTAGGATTACCCACGGTGTCCGGAAACCGGACAATTCAGGACTTCACCTTGGTTTTGAGCGCAGATCGCGCCCGGAATCTCACCTTTCGGTTCTTCTTCCCGCCGTCACTCCAGGGCAGCCACACGCCGGCAAAAAAGCCTCCCTCTGCATTGTCGAGGGCGTGCCTACTGCACTCGGCGATCACCGGACACGCCGAACAGATGCTGGACATGAAATGATGAGAAGCCATGTCGGGCATTAGATCGTCGGTCCAGGGAAGCTGCGGGTGCCGACGGCACTCAGCGTCTTCCATCCATCTTGAAGTCGAATAACCCAAGCCTGAGTTCTTGCGCATAACAAAAACAGTAGGGGTAATGTATGACATTCACTGTTGTTGACACGCCCAAAGGGGAAAACTACATTCGTGTGATGCCAAGAAAGCCGTGCAGAACGACAGGTCAGCTCGGCGGCCGCCCCTGGCGGCGGTTGCGCGACCAGGTGGTAATGGAGGAACCCATCTGCCGCCTGCGCTTCCCCGGGTGCACCATTGCCTCACAGACCGGAGATCACATCATCCCTGTCAAATACCGCCCCGACCTCAAGTTTGTTCGCGGAAATCTCCGTGGAAGCTGCCACTCCTGCAACATGAAGCGGGGCACCGGGTCCCCCCGGCGCATGGCTGAGGTTCTGCGTAAGAAATCGGCACCGCCACCAGCATTGGATTTCTTCCGGTGAGCATTTCGAGCGCCGCCGCATCCGGCGATAGACTACAACTCCTCCGCGCTATGCGAGCCAGGCTTGCTGAGGCAATGGAGGACTGTCCAGCAAAAGACCTCAGCCCTCTGACCAGGAGACTTCAAGACATTGTTCAGGAGATCGCCGACTTAGAGGAACAAAGCAGGCAGGAGGTCAGGCAGATTGGCATCACCGGAAACAAAGCCGTCGAGTGGGACCTCGCCTCAGAACTCTGAGCAACGGCTCTCTGAGGTTGCTCGTCGCCTTGTCATTCCCGAGGGCATAGTCGGCTCATACTGGCCGCCCGTGCGTCAGACCATCATCTCGCGGCTCGGCGCTGATCTTGACCGCTGGCAGGACGGGATCGGCGGCCTGCTGCTGGCCTACCGTGAAAACGGGCAGTTGGCGCACACTATCGGCGGTGCCGGCATGAGCCTGCCTCGTCAGGTGGGGAAGACTTTCACCCTCACCACCCTGATGACGGGTCTGTGCATTGAGTACCCCGGCCTGCTGGCGATCTGGACTTCTCACCATGTGAAAACCAACACCGAGACATTCCAGTCTGTTCAGACCTATACGCGCCAGGACCGGGTCGCGCCTTTCATCCAGCGCGTGCTGCTTGGTTCTGGCGACGAAGCCGTGGAGTTCACTAACGGTTCGCGGATTCTGTTCGGCGCCAGGGAGCGGGGCTTTGGCCGAGGCATACCTGGCGTTGACGTTCTGATTTCCGACGAGGCTCAGATCTTGTCACAGAGAGCCATGCAGGACATGCTTGCCACGATGAACACGTCCCGCCTGGGGCTGCACATCTATTGCGGAACGCCGCCCAAGCCTGGTGATAACGCTGAGATGTTTTCGGTGATGCGCCAGGAGGCTATCGCCCAGGAATCGACCGATCTTGTGTGGATAGAGTGCTCAGCCGACGATGACGGCGATATAGACGACCTTTCTCAGTGGATGAAGGCCAATCCGTCATGCCCGAAGCGCACGCCCGTCGTGTCGATTCAGCGCCTTCGCCGACGCTTGGATGACGACGGGTTTCGACGCGAAGCCCTTGGCCTGTGGGGAACTACCGAGGAGGCGTCGGTCTTCGATATCAAGCAGTGGGCGGACCTGGCCGACCCGGCCGCAGAGCAGCCTGGGCCTGTCGCGTTGGTGGCCGACATTTCTCCGGATCGCCGTAATTGTTGCATTGCCGTCGCCGGTGAAGACAGTGAGGGGCGCACGGTGGTTCTGGCGTTTCCGGTCAAGCGTCCCAGCGATATCGTCCCTCGCATTCGCAAGCTGGTCGAGGAGAAGAATATCGTCGATGTGTCTATCACGTCGGGAGCGGCCCGCTCGATAGAGCCGGACCTCGCCAAGGCCGGGATTGAGTACACCAGGCTCGGAACTGCTGATATGGCTGCAGCGTATGCCGCGTTCCAGGAGTCAATCAAGGCCGGAACCATTGTCCACGTCGGGCAGCCGGAACTGGATACCGCGATGGTCATGGCCCGTACCCGGTACTGGATGACGGGCGAGGCCGAGGTGTTTGACCGACGCGGTTACACCGCTGATGTGACCCCGGCCGTGGCGTGTGCCGGGGCCGCCTACCGCTGGGGGTTGAAGCGTATGCCCATGCCTGTGCTTATGTGACCTAGAATCCTGAAAGACAAGGAGGTGACCCCATTTCGTTCTGGACAAGACTCTTGGGAGTCAACACCGACATTATCGCCAATGGGAATCCTGGGTCCTCCGTCGGACCAGGGTTCTCCCCTGGTGATCCAAACATGCTGGACACGTCGGACTTCGATGAAATCCCCGAAGCCCGCGCCCTGCCCTGGGTAGCGCCCTCCCCCTGGTCGGGATGGCCCGTAGAGTGGGGAAGCCCAGGCTGGGCTTCAAACGGCAACGGTGCCGGTTCCACTGCCGAGGGCGCTATGAGCAGGGTTGTCGATGCTGCGTGGGCGGCAATCGACTTGAATTCGTCCGTTCTGGCGTCCATGCCGGTGTATCGCCTCCGGAGGGGTGTGATTGTTCCGTCGGTTCCGTGGATGATCAATCCTGACCCGACGATTTACTCATCGTGGCAGGAGTTCGCCAAGCAGTTGTTCTGGGACTATCACCTGGGCGAGGCGTTCGTCTTGCCAATGGCCCGCGATTCCGCCGGCATGCCGATCAACTTCCGGGTCATCCCCCCTTGGCTGATCAGCGCGGAGATGCTTGGTGGTCGGCGGGAGTACAGGCTCGGTAGCGTCGACGTCACTGGCGAGATTCTGCATATCCGATACGCGTCAACGACAGATACCGCCCGCGGTATCGGGCCGCTCGACGTTGCCGGTTCCCGCCAGGTCACCATTCGGTTGCTGCAACGGTATGCCGACAGTCTGTCTGAAACGGGTGGCACCCCGATGTATTGGCTCGGCCTGCAACGCAATATCACCGAGTCGGAGGGTAAAGACCTTCTGGACCGATGGATTGAGTCCAGGGCGAAGTACGCGGGCCACCCGGCGATTGTGTCCGGTGGGGCGACCTTAAATCAGACCAAGAGCATGAACGCAGAGGATGTGGCACTTCTTGAGTTGACCCACTTCAACGAAGCCAGAATTGCGATCCTTCTCGGCGTCCCACCCTTCCTGCTAGGGCTGGCCGCTGCCGCTGGCGGCTCTATCACTTACAGCAACGTCGAGTCGCTGTTCGACTTCCATGACCGGTCAAGTCTGCGCCCGAAGGCCAACGCCGTTATGGCCGCGCTAGGCCAGTGGTCACTTCCAGACAACGAGGCCGTGGAACTGAACCGTGACGACTACACCCGCCCGGGGCTTGTCGATAGGGCGCGAGCTTACGAGATCATGATTACCAGCGGGGTGATGAAAGCAGAGGAAGCTCGCGCGATGGAAAGGTTGTACGGAACCGCTGCAGCGACGCAACTCAGCGGGGGCTTCGATTAGCGAGAAGATCGGCGTTTCGATTACCACTAGGAATCGCCGCCCCGTGCTGATGAGGTCTTTGATGTACTGGGAGAAGTACATGACCAGTGACACGTTAATCCTGGTCGATGATGCCAGCGATATCTCCCCCGGCGTTGGCATGTCTGTCGTCAAGACCGGATCGCCGTGGTCAATCCGTGCTGATGTGTCCGGTTTCCGGACACTCCGCAGCGATACCCGCCTCGGCGTCGCCATGTCCAAAAACCGGGGAATTGCCGCGCTTATGGACGCTGGCTGCGATCACCTGTTTCTTGTCGACGATGATCTGTTCCCGACCTCGGGCGCGTGGTGGAAGCCCTACATCGAATCCCCTGAGCCGCACCTGTCGCACCAGTCCAAGAACTCCGCTATCGGTGGCGATGACAAGCACTTCTCCGTGGAATTTCCTCTGGGGTACATGATGTATGCGGAGCGGCGGGTCATTGACGAGGTGGGTGGCATGGACCCCGCCTTCGGGGCCTGGGGCGGCGAGCATGTCGAATGGCAGCGCAGGATTCACGAAGCCGGATTGACGACGTGGATGTACGCCGACGTTCATGGTTCTGACGATCTGTGGCACGCCGAGACAACCAGTTCTACCGTGGGCGGCGCGGAACGCGCCAGGATGCTTGTTGCCACAGGATTCCAGTGGCAGAAACCTCGACCCAGGTTTGTCCCCTACACGGAAGGACACAACATGCAGGACTATTCATTGGGGCCGGAAATCCCCGGAGTGCGTGGGGTGCTACGCACCGTCCTCGACCTGGTGCCGTCCGGAACAGCCGTCGAGTTCGGCGTCGGAAACGGGGAATCTACGCACATCATTGCCGACCGTATGCCGGTGGTGGGCTTTGATTCCGGCGAGGGACTTCCGGAGGACTGGCGGCCAGAGTACCCAAAAGGCTCATTGGCATATGGGATTCCCGACGTAGAAAACGCCACTATCGTCCAGGGCTGGTTCAGTGACACCCTGCCCGGTTATGACTTTGGCGCTCTTGGCTATATCGGGCTGGTTCACCTCGACGCGGATCTGTATTCCTCCACGAAAGAAGCGCTTGCTCACGTCGGGCCGTATCTGCGTCCCGGCTGTTACGTTGTGTTCGATGAGTTTCACGGCTATCCGGGATCGGAAGATCATGAGTTCCGGGCCTGGAAAGAGTTTGCCGATGAAACTGGAATCGGGTGGACTGTCATAGGACATGGCGATCAGCCATGGGCAATTAGGATCGGGTGAACCATGGAAAAGCCGGTAATCTTCTTCATGTTCGCGGGACGCCGCGGAAACCTTGAGGTCAACCTTCCGACGATTCGGAGAATCGTCGACGACAATCCCAATGTCGAGTTTCACCTGTGGAATCTGGCCAGGATTCCGTCCGACACCGAGTACATCGACAGCATTTCCGACGAGCGCATTACCGTGTGCAAGCTTTCGCGCCGAGCGGGATACCGGTACATGTCCCTGGTGTGGCAGTACTACACAGACGAGAGGTTTGCGAACTGTCGGTTTGTGAAGATTGACGACGACGTTGTTTTCCTGGAATCGGAGCGGTTCGGCAGCTTCCTTGACTCCATAGAGGCCAATCCCGACATGGTTGTCAGTGCAAACACCGTCAATAACGGTGCCTGTACCCCGTTCAACACCGGACTGTGGAACGGCTTTACCGATCTGAGTATTCCGCTGCTTGACGTGCATGAAAGCAACGCCTACGCGGAGATGGCGCACGAATACTTCCTAGAACACTGGCCCGACATGTTGGAGCAGCGGGTCGAGCTTGCCCAGACCGAGGATTGGCTGTCGATCAACCTCATCGGGATGCACTGGCCGATGCTGTGCAGCATTGCCAAGAAGATCGGCACCCCGTCCCCCGAGTGGATTGCCGGCCGACGATGGGAACCGGGAAACACTGTCGGTGACGAAGGCGCGGTGAACATGTTCCCTCGTTCCGTGGCGCGGGGTTTCGTCGTAGCGCATCTGGGGTTCGGCCCACAGAAGCTCACCGACCAGCAGGAGGACGGTTGGCGTAGCCGCTACGCGGCGCTCAACAAGAAGTACCTGGGTGGATGGGTGACGGAGCAGTCAGAGGATCGGGTGTTCGGATGAATGACACCTTCAGCGTCGCCGTAATCATCCCGTTTCGGTCCAGGGGTAACGACCCCTTGCGGGAGCAGAACCTCGCTCGCGTAGTGGCGGAATGGCGAGAGGGCGGCTACGAGCCAATCGTGGTCAGTGACGGCCGCCGTGGTAGTGATGCGTTCTGTCGCAGCGCGGCCTACAACCAGGCCGTAGAAATGGTGGACGCAGAAGTCTATGTGTTCTCTGAGTCCGACCTGCTCATTCGTCCAGAGGCCATCGAGCTTGCGGTTGACCTTGCCGTCAGAGAGCCTGGCCTCGTTATTCCTTTCTCAGAGTTTCGCTCCCTCACCGAGAAGGATTCGCATCTGGTTCGACAATTCGTCACTGACCCATTCGACTGCCTGACAGGGGTGGTGAGGGGCTACCGCGGCAGCATTGGCGCAATCAATGTTGTGTCACGCAAGAGCTACGACCTCATCGGGGCATATGACGAGGGGTTTGAGGGCGCTTGGTATGACGACGATGCGATGAAAATCGCTTTTGAAATCTGCTGTGGACCCACGCGATGGGTAGATGGTCCTGCCCACCATCTCTACCATCTATCCGGTGGCCGCGGGAGGCATCTCACTGACGAGGAGCGCGCAGCGACGATGAAAAACCGTGCCCGCTACGAGCGGTATCAATCTGCGAGTACCGCCGACGAGATCAGGCTTCTGACTTGTCCGGAAACCGGACAGTGATGTATCGGCATGGCCCGCATCTCGTTTGCTGTCGCGGTAGGGATTGCTGCAGGCTTTGCCATCATCTTCGGTCTTGGGGTCATGGTTATGACGTTCGCCAACGACGAAAGCCTGGCCGACTTTGGCGATTAGCATCGGCGTCATTTCCGACACTCGTCGCAAAGACATGGGTGTGCGCCTCGCCGATCTTG